TTATTGCAAGGTATGCCGTATAAAATCACATACTACATCTATCAAGACGAATAACAGGAAGTGTATAATGGAAGGATGTGGCAAGCCGCATTATGCAAAAGATATGTGTCATGCACATTATGAGAAAACAAGACGAGACAAAGAGAGAGGAAGGCCTCCAAGAAGTTGGAGTAAAAGATAATGAGTACAGTTTTATTTACTAAAAAATTCAAAGCGACAGACTTTGAAAGAAGATATATTGAGAAGTTTATGAACGAGGGTTATGCTACGCTTCCAAGTAGGGATGCATCAGATTGGCCTAACTCAACAACAGAACAATTTCAGTTTGTTTGCGATGTAAGAGAAAGACTTGAGAAGTTGTATGAACTATATAACACTCCGATAGATTTTCCGCAGGAGAGCAAATGAAATGGATAAAAGAGTCTGTGTATCTTGTGGCTTTGAGTATCCGCTTGAGGAGACTTACTTTGGGCTGGCTCATAACTCAACAAGATATCTGACTAAATGCAAATTATGTATAAAACATTATCAATATGAATATAGGATTAGACAACAAGAGGAGTCGGGAAAAACAATGCGGGCAATAAAAGAAATACCAGATCAAATAAAGAAGCACAACTTGTTAAAAGCACTTAACTATGTACATTTGCAAGCGTTTGGAGAACAACTAATGGAAGACATATATTGGTGTAAAAATTGTGATTATGTTCGCATAACCGAGAGTCTTTGTGATAGATGTAATAAAACTATGGAAAAAATTGGTTTCGTAGATTATAGTGAGGATAACAAATGAATATATTTTGGATGGTTGCTGCAGGATTCATAGCACTTGCTTATGCAAGAAGTACAATTATCTGGGCATTCCTTGGGTACGCAGTTGGTTGGCCCGCTGCTCTTATAGTTTTATTTCTTGGAGTTAAAACAAAAAAGTGGGAACAAAGATTAAAGTCTCTTGAAGAACTTGGTGAAAAGGCTGAAGAAGTTGCTAACAGGATGCAAGAGAAGCAAAAGCCAGAAGGATATAAAGATTTTGACAATGTTCATGACTTGTTTGAGCAATTAGATAAAAAATAATAAATGATTGGGGCAATTATGGAATGCAGGGCGTGTCAAAGAGAGGTAAATGGTGAACTGTTTCTCTGTAACAAGTGTTCCCTTAATCTCAGAGACAACCTTAACGAAATTCCTGCCCTACAGTTTGAGGCAGCAAATTTTCTGACACCAGGTAGATCTGGGTCAGGATTCGTGTCTACAGAAAGATCAATAGGGTTTAATGTGGCAGCCATGGATTATTCTATAGCCTCTGACATTTTACCCTTGCTTCATGATTATGAGGCTAAGATCAGAAGAGGCAGAAAACTTACTCCACCCGCTCTACTTCAAAGACAGCCAAGCATTGATTTAGAGGTTGCTGCAACAGCCTCATTTCATCTTGCTCATTTAGACTGGACTTTAAAGCAAGAGTGGGTTGGAGATTTTTCGGCGGAAGTCAAAAAGATACATGCCAAAGGACTATCAGTAACAAAGAAATTCATAGAGAAACCAAGAAGAATTCCATGTCCTACAGATGGCTGTAAAGCCCATGTGGTTATAGATATAGAGAATTTGCTATCTGGAGTCACATGCTTAAAATGTAAGGCTTCCTGGACATTATATAGGCTAATACAACTGGCTATGGACAATCCAAATAGAAGGTTTTGGCTTGATATGGAGGCTATTTGTTTATGGCTAAATATGACCAAGAGAGAGGTCTTAAAGGTAGTAAAAGTGCATAAAATACCTAAACGCAATGGTTTGTACGATATTGCAGCAATTGTAAAAAAAAGGCATGATGAGTTTCATGAAAAGAATTTATAGTGTATAATAAGACTACCAGTACTTTGCCTGCCCAAAAACTGTCTAAATTAAGATTCCATGTCGTAAGTCTTCCACACACACAAGTCACCAAAGAATATATTAATTGCGCTTATACGGAAAAGATTCGTAGATTCTGCAACATGATGAAGTCATTAGGACATACCGTTTATTTATATGCGGGTACAGAGAATGAAGCCAATGTAGATGAACTAATAACATGTATAACAGAAGAAGATAGAGTAAAGTCTTTAGACGGTAAACACTTTACACAAGGATCATTTAATATACATGATGCTCATTGGAGAAGTTTCAATGGCAAAGTAATAGAAGAGATGAACAAAAGATTAAAGCAAAAAGACTTTATCTGTTTGATAGGTGGAACAGCACACGAACCTATATCAGATGTATTTCCATCTCACATGGCGGTTGAGTACGGTATAGGATATGCTGGAACATTTGCTAAGTACAGAGTCTTTGAGTCATATGCTTGGATGCACAGTGTCTATGCAATGCACAAGAACCCTACACATGTAGATGGTAATTTCTATGATGCAGTAATCAATGGTTACTTTGATTCAGAAATGTTTCCATTACAAACACAGAAAGAAGATTACTACTTATACATTGGTAGATTAATAGATCGTAAGGGCTGGCGTATAGCACAGCAAGTCTGTGAGAAGTTAGGCAAGAGATTAATAGTTGCAGGTCCTGGAGACTTTAGTGGCTATGGAGAATATGTAGGAACAGTAGATGCAGAGCAACGAGCCAAGTTGTATGGTGGAGCAATCGCAACATTTGTACCAACATTATATATAGAACCATTTGCAAATGTACATGTAGAGTCTATGGCATGTGGCACACCAGTTATTACAACTGATTGGGGCGTATTTACTGAGACGGTAGAACAAGGCAAGACAGGGTTTAGATGTAGATCATTAAAAGATTTTTGTAATGCGACGGAAGATGTAAAGAACCTTGACCCTACATATATATCTAATCAATCACATAGCAAGTACTCAGTAGATGTAATAAAATATAAGTATGAGGAATACTTTAGAAGATTAGAAACATTATGGGATGATGGTTTCTATACTGAATAGTAAAGGAGCAATACATGTATAACATGCATTTAGTTGTAGGTCCTGCTCAAGTACATTTAGAGACAGATGAGAAATTATCATTTGATGGTGTTGAGACATTATTAAATAGAGGAACCCTTACAGCATTAACATTACTCAATGCCCACATGGCTGCTTCCTTTAAGTATGAACAAGAAATAGAAAAAGACTATGAGTGTGATGAGTGTGCAATAGAAGAATTAAATAATAACAATAATGAAGAAATTTAATTCGCCTTGTTTATATTGTGGCGTTATTTCAAGAGGTGGTATATGCAGGCAGTGCAAGGCAACAATAGAAGCAAGAGACCCTAAGCGTAGGGAAAGAAATAAGCAGTACGACTATGAATGGCATAAATTGTCCAGACTTGCCAGGTCCCTCCAGCCCTGGTGCAGTAGATGTAAAAGCAAAAATGATTTGACGGCAGACCATATACTAAGTTTGGCAAATGGTGGAAGTAATATATTAGAGAACATAATAGTTTTGTGTAGATCCTGTAACTCATCTAAGAAATAATAATATACAAATATCAGGGCAACCACCCTGGCATACCCGCTGGCAATTAGCCGTACGGGCATTTTTTTGTGCGTAAAAAACAGCAGATAACCCTGGCTGCCCTGTTCCGTATTTCTCTGCGAAACTACAGAACAAGGATAAAAAGAATTAATTACGCAAAACGGACATTGGAGAATGGAAAAAATATGACAACAGGCAGAAGGCCAAAACCAACGGAACTTAAGCGTTTGTTGGGCAATCCTGGCCAAAGACCTTTGCCTGATTTAAATAATATTACGCATTTACCCATGGCAAGGGAAATTCCAGCACCTCCTGAGCAATTAGGCGAGGCAGGAAAAAAGTTGTGGGACAGGGCATGGAGCATGGCCATAACCTGGTTGTCACCAGTAAGCGATATTGATACAATTAGTAATGCGTCTTTCTTGGCTGATGCCTCAGAAGCAGCAAGGGTAAAATATATGGCAACTCTGGAAAGCGCAGACGCTAAAGCGTATGTTGCGATTAATAAAGCCTACACCGATGCGTTAGCATCTCTTGGCTTTGACCCTATCTCACGCTCTCGCTTGGGCGTCGCAGAGGTTAGAGCAGCGACATCTTTGGATTTACTTTTGGAAAGAAGGCAGAATCGTGCCAAGGTCTTAGAGCCTGAAACGATAACTATAGAGACAGGGGCACCAAATAATAATGAAGCAAATAGCAATTAACGATGTAGAGGACTTTATGGCAGCCAT